GGTCAGATAATGTTTTACTTGGCTATAGAGCAGGTAAGGACTCTGGCGCTTGGAATAATACTATAATAATAGGTAAGGACGGCGCAACAAGTCCAGTTGGTGCAAGTAACTTCATTGTATTAGGTAACGCAAGTCATACGACTTTACAGATACCAGGAATACAAAGCGGAGCTTCTAACGGAGATGTGCTAACATACAATTCTACTTTAGGTAAATTAGAATTACAAACTCCAAGCTCTGGAGGTCCAGCAGGTAGTGATACACAACTTCAGTACAATAATGGTGGAGCTTTTGGTGCTATACCAGGTTTTACTTATAATGATACAAATGATAGATTAATTATTGATACTACAAGAGTTGTATTTGGAGATGCTTCTGGTACTTCATTTCAAAATGGTTTAACTATTTGGGATGATGTAGAATTTAGAGGTAATAAATTTGAACTTTCTGACGGAAGCGCAACAAATCCAATTTTAACATTTTTTAATACTGGAGACAACAATACTGGTATGTTTAGACCAGGTTCTGATATTATAGCTTTTGCAACAGGTGGTCAAGAAGAATTTAGAATTGGTGCTAACGGAGAAATAGGATTATCTGGTGCTAATTTTGGTACGGCTGGTCAAGTATTAACATCTAACGGAACAGGCTCTGGTGCAAGTTGGACTACTGTTAGCGGTGGTGCAACAGACTTAAATGGATTAACTGATTGTTTAGTTGATACAGATTCTCTTTATGTTGGCGAAGTACCTTCAGGATTATCTGGAAATCCACAAGGAAATACTGTTCTTGGTATTGATGCTGGTAGTAGTCTACAAGGACAAGTAAATAATACCCTTATAGGTAATGATGCTGGTAAAAATTTTGGTTTAAACCCTTTTGCTGGTGGTGTTACATATGTTGGAGCTTTTGCTGGATTAAATAATACTTCTGGTAGTGGCACTACTTATATAGGATATCAAGCTGGTCAAAACCAGGCAGGAGCAGCCAACACCGCTGTAGGAAGTCAAGCCTTGGGTGGTTCTTTTAGTGGAACTGGAACATCTAATGTTGCTATAGGAGATAGAGCTGGGCTTAGTGCTAGAGGAAGTCGGTCTACACTTTTAGGATATCAAACTGCTTATAGCTCTGGAACTGGTTTAAATGATAGTATTCTTATAGGATATAGAGCTGGATATAGTACAAATGCAGCTAACGTTGTTCAGATAGGTAGTGAAGCTGGAAGAAACAACAATAGTGCTGCTGGTCATATTTCAATAGGTTACCAAGCTGGTTATTCTCAAACTTCTGGAACAGATAATACATATATAGGTTACCAAGCTGGCTATAGTGGTACAACCGCAACTTATAGAACAATAATAGGTTATCAAGCTGGTTACGGAAATACTGGTACTCAAAACGTGTTTATAGGACAAAGGTCTGGAACTGGTACTAGTACTGGCGCTAATAATGTCGCTGTTGGTTCAAATACTTTAAGAGGTAATAATGCTGGTTCAAATAATGCGGTTTTAGGTCATCAAGCTTTAATATATACTACTGGAGGTAATAATACAGCAGTAGGTTATCAAGCTGGAGATTCAATCACTACAGGTACTAATAACACTGTGATTGGATATGATGCTGATGCAAGTTCAGCAACTGTTTCTAATGAAATTACATTAGGTAATGCAAGCGTAACATCTTTCAGAATACCAGGTCTTCAAAGTGGTGCAAGTAACGGAGATGTTTTAACTTTTAACTCAAGTGCTGGTAAATTAGAATTACAAGCCGCAGGTGGTGGTGGTGCATCTGATTTAAATGGTTTAAGTGATTGTTTAGTTGATACTGCTTCTTTATATATTGGCGAATCTCCAAGCAGTTTGAGTGGTAATCCACAAGGCAACACTACCGCAGGTATTGATGCAGGAGTTAATTTAACAAGTGGTACCCTAAACACCTTTTTTGGAAATAACGCAGGAAAATCAGCTACATCTGCATTAAGTAATACTTTTTTTGGAGAAGGTGCAGGAGAATCTCTTACAACAAATTTTAATAATTGTTTCTTTGGAATGCGTGCAGGGCAAAACATAACAGGCAGAGACAATGTTGGTATAGGTAGACTTGCCTTTAGAGAAGGTGGTGGAGATTACAATGTTTGTATAGGTTCAAGTGCAGGTACAGGAGTTAATTCAGGGGACTACAATACAATGGTAGGAAATTCAGCAGATGGTGGTTCAGGAAATAATAATACTCTTTTAGGTAATGGTGCAACAAGAAGTAGTAATTCAGTAAATAACGAAATAACTTTAGGTAATTCAAGCGTAACTGCTTTACGATGCGCTGTTACTTCTATAACGTCTTTATCAGACGAAAGAGATAAATCAGAAATAGAAGATTTAAGCTATGGTCTAGCATTTATTGACGCTTTACAACCAAGAGAATTTGTATGGGACAATAGAGCAGAAACAAGAACAGAGTTTGATGAAGATGGAAACGAAACAGAAGTAGAATTTTATTCAGCTAATAAAGGTAAAAAAGACTTTGGATTTATAGCGCAAGAAGTTAGAGAATTAGACAACGATACTTTAAGATTAGTTTATGCTGAAAATGAAGAAAAGCTTGAAATGAGTTACGGAAAACTTGTGCCGATATTAGTAAAAGCAATACAAGAATTAAAAGAAGAAGTAGAAATTTTAAAATCACAAAAATAATAACACATAAAAAAAAAGAAATGTACAAAAACGTAATTACATCAGAAAACACGCCAGACAGTCACAAAGAAGTTATTGTTAGCCAAGTAGATGGTCAATTAGCAGAAGCTGCAGATTCAGAGACTACAGAAGAAAAACTGCAGTGTCTTAAAGACCACTTTCTTTGGTTACTATCAAACGACTTTTATAAAGACGAATGTAGTGCTGAGCAAGTAGCTGGTATGGAATCATATCTGCCTGCTGATTATGCAGACCAATATGAGGATTTACCAGTGTAATGGCTAAGAAGAAAACAAAAAGAAAAAGCAATAAAATTTGCCCAGCTGGAATAGCATGGGCAAAAAGAACCTTTGACACATATCCGTCAGCGTATGCGAATATGGCAGCTAGTAAATATTGTAAAGACCCTAATTACGCTAAGGGTGCTAAAAAGAAATAATTATGTACGGAAAAAAAACTAAACCTAAGTCAAAGCCAAAATCAAAGACAAAGACAAGCTATAAAAAGAAAAAGAAATGAGCAAGTTAAGTAAAGGTCAAAGAAAGATTGCAAGAGCAGCTATGCCTTTTAATAAGATAACTGCTGCAGATTTTTCTGTTTTAAAGAAAAAGAAGAAAAAGAAGTAATGGGTGAGCTTAAAAAATGGCGAGATGAAAAGTGGGTTCGTATAGGGCTTGATGGTTCTATTAAAGGAGCTTGTGGAACAAGCAAAAACAAAAAGAATCCTGACAGATGTTTGCCGTTAGCTAAAGCTAAATCCATGAGTAAAGCTGAAAGAGCTAAAACAGCTCGTAAGAAAAAAGCAGCAGGGCGTAGAGGTAAGACTGTAGTAGCCAATACAAAAGCAGGAAGAGTAACTAAAAAATTTACAAAGCGATAATGATATGGCGAATAAAAAAAACATGCCTTGCAACAAACCTCGGCCTTCTGATAGAGCAGGTAAAAAGCGTATGGTCAAAGCCTGCGAGGGAGGAAGAGAGAAACTTATTCACTTTGGAGCAAAAGGATATGGACATAATTATTCAGCAGCTGCACGAAAGAGCTTCAAGGCACGTCACAAGTGCGGAACAGCAAAATCAAAACTAACTGCACGTTATTGGGCGTGTAAAAACTTATGGGCTGGCAAAGGCGGTTCAACGAAGTCATCCCCAAAAAATCGTAAAGGAAAATATTAGTATCTTTGTAGCATGAGTAAATTTAAAGCATTAGTTAAAAAACTAGTGGCAAGCGGAAAATCCGAAACTGCTGCAAAAAAAATTGCTTATTCAATTGGCGTAAATAAATACGGAAAAAAAGGAATGGCAAAAAAAGCTGCAGCAGGTAGAAAAAAAGCTAGACGTAAATAAAAACTTTTAAAATGAAACAAGGATATAATTCAAGACTCGATGAGTCATTAGGAGCAAAGCATGGTAAGAAGTCTCAGTCTTTAAAAAGCAGACGTGACGAATCAAAGGCAATGTCTAAAAAAGATTATGGCCACGCTTATGGTGGTGACCATAGCATGAGCTATGAGCACAAATGTATTAAGGACGGAAAGGTTCACGCTCATTTAGCATCACTAATTAAAAAATAAAAAACGATAATGGGAAAAGCTTTTGTAAAACTAGGATTGTGGATTCAGTCAATATGGTGTAAATTTCAATGCACATGGAATTCATGGATGCAAGCAATTAGTTTCAAAAATATTGAAAAGTGTCCAAACAAATTATGTACTTGTAAGAAATGAAATCAAGAGGTTTAGGAGATACAATTCATAAAGTAACAAAAGCTACTGGAATAAAAAAAGTTGTTGACACAGTAAGCAGGGGAACTGGGAAACCTTGCGGATGTGCGGAACGTAGAGATAGTTTAAACAGAAAATTCCCATATAGTAAATAAAAGATGGCATATACAAAATTAACAGCAAATAGAGCGTCTATAGTTTCACCTAGTGATACTGCTTCAATTCCTAATGTCGCAAATCCAGATGGGATTAACAATGGGTGTGCATTATACATAGGAGGCCCAGGCAATATTAAGGTCAAAACAGCAGGGGGAGATATTATAACTTTTGTGGGGGTATTCGCAGGACAATTTTTTCCTGTTAATGTAACGCAGGTTTTTGCAACAGGAACAACAGCTACAGATATTATCGCACTATGGTAGGTTATATACAGACAAACAGCACTTTGTTAGATATAGAAGTAAATTATACACTTATAAAAGAATAATGACTTTGCAAGATATCAAAATATACGCTTTTAACTTTTTTAGCTTTGCTATTTCAATGACCCATGTAGAGATGATTTTAAAATTAATTCTTCTAGTAGCTTCTATAATTTATACGGCTCAAAGAATATGGATTAATTATAATGAAAAGAAAAATAAATAAGGTTATAATTCACTGCTCAGCAACTCCACCTGATATGGATGTTGATGCTGATAGAGTAGATGAGTGGCATAGACAAAGAGGGTGGTCAGGTATTGGCTACCATTTTTTTATTAAAAGAAATGGGCAGATAGAAATAGGCAGACCTTTAGAAAAGTCTGGAGCTCACACAAAAGGACACAATAAAAACTCTATAGGTATTTGTTATGCAGGAGGCTTAAATTCAGAAATGTGTCCTGAAGACAATAGAACAAGCGCTCAAATAGCAAGCTTACTTTCTTTATTAAGGTTATTAAAAAATATATTTCCTGACGCTTCTATACATGGGCACAGGGATTTTTCAATAAAAAGCTGTCCTAATTTTGACGCACAAAATGAATATAAAGGATTATGAAAAAAATTATACAATGGTTAACTGGTGGAGTTATAAAAGAAGTCGGAAAAGTTATTGATGACTTAGTTACCACAGAGGAAGAAAAATTAGTTGCTAAGCAAAAAGTACAAGAGATACTGGAGCAAGCAGACAAGGAAGCTCAAGAGCAAGTTACTGAGCGCTGGAAGTATGACATGCAAAGCGATAGCTTTCTATCTAAAAATATACGTCCAATGGTTTTAATATATCTCACTTTTATATTCACTGCTTTATGTTTTAGCGATGGCAATATTGGTGAGTTTAAAATAGCCGAAGCTTATATTCCAATCTTTCAAACATTATTAGTTACTGTGTATGGTGCGTATTTTGTTGGGCGTAGCTGGGAAAAAACTAAAAAATAAGTAAAGAATAAAATTCATATATTTGTAAAATAAATTAAATTTAAAATCATGTCAGACAAAACTAAAAAAGTAACGCAAGAAGAATTAACTAAATTACAAGAACTACACAACTCTTTTGTGCAGGCTAAAGTATCTTTAGGAGATGTAGAGCTTCAAAAACAAAATATCTTAGAAGGTATAAAACAAATTAGAACTATGTTCTTTGAAATGGAAGAACAGTTAAAAGAAACTTATGGTGATAATTCAGTTGTAAATTTAGAAACTGGAGAAGTGACTGAGAAAAAAGAATAACACATGGCTAAAATTAGTAATACCTTATCATACCCTAATCAATCACCAATTGATTCAGGGGATTATTTAATTGGAACAGCCGCTGGCTCAAGTCCAATTAGCAATCAAACAAAAACATTTACGATAGGAGATATTGCTAATTTTGTTAATACCTCATCTGGGAATGTATCTTCTATTATAGCAGGTACTGGAATTTCAGTAGACCAAGCTACAGGCAATGTAACAGTTTCTTCAACAATCACAGATACAACTTATGATTTAGCTTCTGCACAGTCAACTAATGATGTAGACGTAACTCTTACAGGTTCAGATGCATCAGTAGACACTGTTAAGTTTGTAGCTGGTACTAATGTTACTCTAACTGATAATGGTTCTAACCAAATTACAATAGATGCTGCAGGGCCAGGTGCTGGCAGTATATCTGGGAGTGGGACGTTAAATCAAATCCCTATGTTTACCCCTGATGGTACAACTATAGGAGATTCTATACTAAAACAGGTAGGCTCTAATAGTATTAAAGTAGGTAATGTTGGCAACGGAACATCGTTTACTGATGTATCTGTAATTACAGCTACATTTATTGGAACTGCTTTAGATATTAGAAATAATACTAATACTGCGATAGCTGTAGTAGATAGATTAAATGTACTAAAAGAAGCAGAGATAGGGGATAACACCACAAGTAGTTTTATTAAAGGCAATTTAGCTCTAGGCTCTTCAACGGCTAGCTCACTAGATATTGTTTCAGCCACAACTATTACTGGAGACTTAACCACAGAGTCTCTTAGCACTGTTTGGTTAAAAGGAAATGCAGCTATAGGCGAATCTAGCAGTTCAAGCACATTTACTATTTTCCCAAGAATTGTCGACTCAACTGGCAGCTTCGGAACTGAAGGTCAAGTCTTAGCGGCAGGCTCAAATCAAAAACTAGTCTGGATAGGTTCTGGCGGCGGCGGTAACACGTATTACACATATACAGCTTTGATAAGTCAAACAGGAACAACTCCTATATCAATAGTTTCTGAACTAAATAATAATATACCAAACATAGGTACTTTAAATTTAGCTAGAACAGCTGGTGGAGAATACACAATAACATCCACTGGAACACCTTTTACGGCTAACAAAACAATTGTTTTTATAAACGGAGGTAGCGCTGAAAATAACCATGACATAGCTTGGGAAGCGGTTAGTACAAGTCAAATAAAAATACTCACTCATAATAGTGATGATAAATTAACAAATGCGTCTCTTGAAATTAGAGTGTACGCATAAGTAAAATCAAATATAATGGATATAAGAAAAATATCCGTCGGTCCAGATTATAAGTCTGGAGCTATGCATTATTTGGTAGGGCAAGAAGTTCTTAATGGAACACATAAGATTCATTTAATTAAATATGATTCCGAATTACAATCCTACAAAATATATATAGAAGATGGAGATGTTGTTATTCTTTGGAAAGAGTTTAGTTCAGCTATACCTGTATCCATTGAATACAACATAAACTTTTGAAATCACCAACTGACTTTATAGTAACTCCTAGAGAAAACAAAAGATATTCCAATACAAAAAATATTGGTGGGATAGATTTTCTTGTTAGTTCTTCTGAGGAAGATGCTAGGTATTCAAACAGGTATGCTGAAGTAAAAGCGTTACCTATAAATTATTGTGGGCCTATAAAGGTAGGGGACACTCTTCTTGTTCACCACAATGTTTTTAAATTCTATAATGATATTAAGGGACGTAGAAAAAGCGGCAAAAGTTTTTTAAAAGACAACTTGTTTTTAGTTGACAGCGAACAGTTCTTTATGTTTAAACAAGATGATAAGTGGTATGCACATGATAGATATTGTTATGTTAAACCAATAAAAACAAAAGAATCTATTATATTTAAGAACACAAGTGAAGAGCCTTTAGTTGCAGAAATGATTTATCCTAATACTTCTTTAATTAATCAAGGTGTTAAAAAAGGTGATTTAATATCATTCAAGCCAGATAGTGAGTATGAATTTGAAGTAGATGGAGAAAAATTATATAGAATGTTTGACCATCAAATAACAATGATATTATGAAATCAAACAGGGAAATTAAATTAGAAATTATTGACGCAGCTAGAAGGGCCGTTCATCAACTAATTAAAGTTGCTAAAGAGGATATTATAAAGCCAGACCCTGAAGACGATTTAGCTGCGGATAGGCTTAAGAATGCGGCAGCAACTAAGAAGCTAGCTATATTTGATGCGTTTGAAATATTAAGCAGAATAGAAGCGGAGAAAGAAGCTTTGTCTATTGCAGAAAGTAGTAATAAAGTAGATACAAAACAAGGGTTTGCAGAACGTAGGTCAAAATAACGATATGTATAAGGTGGTGCAAGATTACGTACCTAAATCCGTAGTTACCAACAAGAACAAGAATAACAGTTGGGAGTACGGATACAACAAGAAGTATGACTTTGTGTGTATATCCAGAAGCGGCGAGCTTGGAGATATTATAAATATACAGGGTCTTATTATTGGGCTACCTAAACAACCAAAAAAAATACATTCACGTTCAAAGAAGAAACCTGAGCAATACTGGGAAAGAATAGATATTCCAAAACCTCTTAGTAAAATTCAATCAATATTTCAATGGAATGAAATGCCTAGTGAATTTAAAAATAACTGGGTTGATTATATTGAGAATGAATTTGATAATAGAGAGTTAGGTTATTGGTTTATGAACAATGGAGTTCCTACATACATATCAGGAGCTCACTATATGTATCTTCAATGGACATCTATAGATGTGGGTTATCCAGATTATAGAGAGGCTAATAGAATATTTTATTTATATTGGGAAGCATGCAAAGCTGACAACAGAAGTTTTGGAATGACTTATTTAAAGATAAGACGTTCAGGGTTTTCTTACATGGGTTCTTCAGAGAGCGTTAACACAGGAACACTTGCAAAAGACTCTAGAGTTGGAATACTATCTAAAACAGGAGCAGACGCTAAGAAAATGTTTACTGATAAAGTTGTTCCTATAGCAAACAGATTACCATTCTTCTTCAAGCCTATACAAGATGGTATGGATAAACCTAAAACAGAATTAGCGTTTAGAATACCAGCGTCTAAGATAACAAAGAAAAACATGTATGATGCTGATAAAGAAGAACTGTTAGGATTAGATACAACTATAGATTGGAAAAACACAGATGACAACTCTTATGATGGTGAGAAGCTATTATTGTTAGTGCATGATGAAAGTGGTAAATGGATAAAGCCAAATAATATTTTAAACAACTGGCGTGTTACAAAAACCTGTTTACGTTTAGGTAGTAAGATTATAGGTAAATGTATGATGGGCTCTACTTCTAATGCATTGAGTAAGGGTGGAGATAATTTTAAAAAATTATACGAAGATTCTTCATTAAGTAAACGTAATTCTAATGGCCAAACCAAAAGCGGACTATATAACTTATTTATTCCAATGGAATGGAATATGGAAGGATTTATAGACAGATATGGATTGCCTGTTTTTAGAAAGCCTGAAGAAAAAACTATTGGTGTAGATGGTGAGATTATAGAAAATGGTGCAATAGATTACTGGGAAGCTGAAGTTGATAGCTTAAAGAATGACCCTGATGCTTTAAATGAATTTTATAGACAGTTCCCAAGAACTGAGTCACATGCTTTCAGAGATGAAAGTAAACAGTCTTTATTTAATTTAACAAAAATATATCAACAGATTGATTACAATGATTCTACAATTAAAGAGTATCATTTAACAAGAGGGTCTTTCTCATGGAAAGATGGAATAAAAGATTCTAAGGTTATATGGACACCTAATAATCGTGGAAGATTCTTGGTGTCGTGGACTCCTAACAAAAATTTACAGAATAGAGTCATAAATAGGAATGGCAAAAAGATGCCAGGTAATGAACACCTGGGTGCTTTTGGTTGTGATAGTTATGACATATCTGGAACAGTAGGTGGAAGAGGTTCTAATGGTGCACTACATGGTCTTACAAAATTTAACATGGACGAAGCTCCAAGCAATGAGTTTTTCTTAGAGTATGTAGCAAGACCTCAAACGGCAGAAATATTTTTTGAAGAAGTGTTAATGGCTTGTGTGTTTTATGGAATGCCTATACTTGTTGAGAATAACAAGCCTAGGCTTTTGTATCATTTTAAAAACAGAGGATACAGAGCTTTTAGTATGAATAGGCCTGATAAGGTTTTTAATAAATTATCAAGAACAGAAAAAGAATTAGGAGGTATACCAAACTCCAGTGAGGATATAAAACAAGCTCATGCAGCTGCAATAGAATCATATATTGAAAAGCATATTGGATTAGATATGGAAGGTATATTTAGAGACTCTGACCTGATGGGTTCTATGCCGTTTACTAGGACTCTAGAAGACTGGGCTAAGTTTGATATAGGAAACAGAACTAAGTTTGATGCATCTATTAGCAGCGGTTTAGCGATTATGGCTTGTCAAAAGCATCTTTATACACCTGAAAAGAAAAGCTCAAAAATTTCCATTAACTTTGCAAGGTATACCAATAAGGGATTAACAAGCGATTTAATTAGATAGATGAAAGAAGTTAAAGTAAATATTTCATCTGTAGGCTTCCCTAGTCAATTTGTATCAGATGCAGAAAAAGCCACTGATGAGTTTGGCTTACAGATAGGGCAAGCAATACAGTATGAGTGGTTTAGAAAAGACGGCAATGGCTGTCGTTATTATAACCAATGGCGAGATTTTCACAGATTACGCTTATACGCAAGAGGAGAACAATCAGTTGGTAAATATAAAAATGAATTAGCAGTAGACGGAGATTTATCTTATCTTAATTTAGATTGGACACCTATCCCTATACTCCCTAAGTTTGTTGATATTGTAGTTAATGGAATGTCAGACAGGCTTTTCAAAGTGAAAGCTTATGCACAAGATGCATTATCGCAAGGCAAAAGAAGCAAGTATCAAGATATGGTTGAAGGCCAGATGGCTGCTAAAGACATACTTTTAGATATTAAAGACATGACAGGAGCAGACCCATTTACTATGGACCCTGATTCTCTTCCTGAAAACGATGAAGAACTTACATTGTATATGCAGCTTAATTATAAGCCTGCTATCGAGATAGCCGAAGAGGAAGCTATTGATACTATGTTTCAAGAAAATCATTATATAGATACACGTAAACGTATTGATTATGATTTAACAGTATTAGGTATTGGTGTAGCTAAGCATGAGTTTTTACCAGGCTCTGGTGTAGAGGTTAAATACGTTGACCCTGCTAATGTTGTGTATAGTTATACTGAAGACCCACATTTTAAAGATTGTTTTTATTGGGGTGAAATTAAAGTTGTTCCTATTACGGAGCTTCTAAAGATTGACCCAACATTAACTAATGAAGATTTAGATAAGATATCTAAATATAGTCAAAGCTGGTATGATTACTACAACGTAGCACAGTATTATCAGAATGATATTTTTTATAGAGACACAGTAACTTTGATGTACTTCAATTATAAAACCAGTAAGAAGATGGTTTATAAGAAAAAAGTTACGGACAGTGGAGCTATGAAGATGATAGAAAAAGATGACCAGTTCAACCCTCCACCAGAAATGATGGAAGAGGGTAGATTTGAAAAGGTTTCAAAAACTATTGATGTTTGGTATGACGGAATAATGGTGATGGGTACTGATATTCTTTTGAAGTGGGAGCTAGCCAGTAATATGGTTCGCCCTCAGTCTTCTTCACAACACGCATTACCAAACTATGTAGCCGTAGCTCCAAGAATGTACAAAGGGGTGATTGAATCATTAGTTAGAAGAATGATTCCTTTTGCTGATTTGATTCAGATTACACATTTGAAATTACAACAAGTTATAGCCAGGACTGTGCCTGATGGAGTATTTATAGATGCAGATGGATTAAATGAAGTTGACCTGGGGACAGGAGCTGCGTATAATCCTGAAGACGCATTAAGATTATATTTCCAAACAGGTTCTGTAATTGGGAGAAGCTATACACAAGACGGAGACTTCAATCAAGCTAGAGTTCCTATACAACAGCTTACATCTAATAGTGGTGCTAGTAAAACTCAGATGCTTATTACAAACTATAATCATTATCTAAACATGATTAGAACTGTAACAGGATTAAATGAAGCTAGAGATGGTTCAACACCTGACCCTAACTCTTTAGTCGGATTACAGAAGCTTGCTGCATTAAACTCTAACACAGCTACTAGACATATACTTCAAGGAAGCTTATATGTTTATAGAACACTAGCAGAAGCTTTAACATATAGAGTAGCGGATATATTAGAGTATTCTGATTTTAAAGAAGACTTTATAAATAAAATAGGAAAGTATAACGTAAGTATACTTAATGATATATCTGATTTATATATTTATGACTTCGGTATATTTATTGAGGTTTCACCTGATGAAGAAGAGAAGGCTCAGCTTGAGGCTAACATTCAAATGGCTTTATCTAAACAGGATATAAATCTGGAAGACGCTATTGATATAAGAGAAATTAAAAACATTAAACTTGCTAATCAATTACTAAAAGTAAAAAGAAAACAAAAGCAAGAACGTGATGAGAAGAATGCTATGTTAAAACAACAGATGCAGGCTGCTCAACAATTAAAGTCTCAGCAAATGGCTGCGCAAGCAGCTATGCAAAAATCTCAAGCAGAGATGAATGCTAAGATGCAGATTAAACAAGCCGAGATAGCTTTTGAAATTGAGAAGATGAAGAATGAAGCTATGCTAAAAAGTCAGTTGATGGCTGAAGAGTTTAATTACAATCAACAGTTAAGAGGAATATCAGAAGAAGCTCTGGCAAAAAGAGAAGTTCAGAGAGAAACGGCTAAGGCAGGACGTATTAGCCAGCAGAACACAGAGCAGTCTAAGCTAATTAATCAAAGAAAAAACAATCTTCCTCCTCAAAACTTTGAGTCTAATGAAGATAGTTTAGATGGGTTTGATTTAGCAGAATTTGACCCCAGATAAACTAAATAATTTATAATTGTTTAATGTACTATATTTGTACAAAAATTAAATCTAATGGAAATAAAAGTAAAAGAAGTAGGTGTTGTTGAAGAAAAGTCAGCAGCTGAAGTAGAAGAAACTCTAATTGACAAAGCTGAGCAGCAACACGAAGAGCAAACGCAACCACAAGTAGAAACTGAAGTTGTAGAGCAAACCGCAGTTCCTGAGGAAACGCAAGGTACTGAACTAAAAGAAGAAGACGTTCTTAGTTTTATTAAGAATAGATATGATAAGGACATATCATCGGTAGACCAATTGTTTGCAGAAAAAGAAAACAATGTTGAACTGCCAGAAGATGTGTCAGCTTATTTTGAATATAAAAAGAAAACTGGTCGAAGTATTGAAGATTATGTTAAATTAAACAGAGACTTTGATTCCTTAGATGAAGACCAAATTTTAACTGAGTATCTTTTAGCTACCGAAGAGGGTATTGATAAAGATGATGTTGAATTGTTAATGGAAGATTATTTCTATGATGAAGATGTAGACGATGAATCTGATATTAAAAGAGCAAAGTTAAAAAAGAAAAAAGCAATTGTAAAAGCTAGAAAGTTTTTCAATGAACAAAAAGAAATGTATCGCCAGCCGCTTGAGTCAAGCGCAACTGGGGTTTCTGAGGACAGTGAAGAATATAAAGCTTATAAGCAATACGTTGAGAATGCAAAGACTCAGTCAGAGCAGCAATCTAGGAAAGTAGATTTCTTTAATAAAGAAACTGACAAGGTGCTTAATCAAGACTTTAAAGGTTTTAAGGTCAGTATTGATGATGCTAATTTGTTATACAATCCAGGTGGCTCTGTAGAAGAGATTAAGAAATCTCAATCAAGCGTTATTAATTTTATTAATAATCATTTGAATGAAGATGGATTAGTTAAAGATGCGTCTGAGTATCATAAAGCATTAGCAGCAGCAATGAACCCTGACAAGTTCGCAAGGTTTTTTTACGAGCAAGGAAAGGCAGCGGCAACGGAAGATGTAACTAGAAAAATGAAAAACATTAATATGTCTACACGTTCTGCTCCTGAAGTTACTTCTAAAGGAGGAACTCAGTTTCGTGCAATTAATCCAAGCGAGGGGAGAGGTTTAAAAATTAAGAGTATTAAAAGAAAAAATTAACAACATTTTAAAAATTAAAAAATGGCAGGACAATTATTAGGGCCAGGCACTACTCCAGTAGGACCAGGTTTTGCGCTACAGCCAGCACCACAGCAAGTGCCGTTGGCTACAAATTACATTACTGATTTCAACTTTTTGAATCAGTATTTACCAGACACTTATGAAAAAGAATTTGAGCGTTATGGTAACAGAACTATTTCTTCTTTCTTACGTTTAGTAGGAGCTGAGCTACCAAGTAACTCAGACCTAGTAAAGTGGGCAGAGCAAGGAAGACTACACACTAAATATATAAAGTGTGGAGCACCAGCAACAGTTGATGGAGATAATGTAACATTTGACATTAACGATGCATTAGTGCCAGACAGAGCAGCAACAGGATTAACAGCAGGAACTATCGCTATTCGTGTAGGTCAAACTGTTGTTGTTTCTAACAATGATGGCTCAGGAGAATATAAAGGAATCGTAACTGCAGTAGGTGTTGCAGGTTCATTAAATGCTAACCAAATTTCTGTAGCTTTCTATAACGCTGCAGGTTACACAGGTGGAACAGGCGCAGGTAATGCTGACGCAACTATCTTTATCTATGGTTCTGAATTCAAAAAAGGAACAGCAGGAATGCAAGGTTCTTTAGAAGCTGAAGATGAAATCTTCGACAACTCACCAATTATCATCAAAGATAAGTATGCAGTATCAGGTTCTGATATGGCTCAAATCGGATGGATTGAAGTGACTACTGAAAACGGAGCTTCAGGTTACCTATGGTATTTGAAGTCTGAGCATGAAACTCGTTTACGTTTTGATGACTACTTGGAAACAGCTATGATTGAAGCAGTACCAGCAGAAGCAAATTCTGGAGCACTCACAGCACCTGGAGATGTAGGAAACAAAGGTTCTGAAGGTGTATTCCACGCAGTAGAAAACAGAGGAAATGTATGGGCAGGTGGTAACCCAACTTCACTAGTGGATTTTGATGCTATCATCTCTCGTTTAGATAAGCAAGGTGCAATTGAAGAAAACGTACTTTTCTTAAACAGACAATTTGGATTTGACATTGATGACATGTTAGCTCAGCTTAATGGTTCTGCTCAAGGTGGAACTGGTGGAACTACAGCTAATGGTACTTCTTATGGTCTATTTGACAATGACGTGGAAATGGCATTGAATCTTGGATTCACTGGATTCCGTAGAGGTTATGACTTCTACAAGTCTGACTGGAAATACCTAAACGACCCAACTATGCGTGGTGGTTTAACTGGAACAGGTGCTGTAAATGGTTTATTAGTACCAGCTGGTTCAACTACTGTTTACGACCAAATCCTTGGAAAGAATGCTAAGCGTCCTTTCTTACATGTACGATACAGAGCTTCAGAAACTGAAGACAGAAAGTACAAGACTTGGATTACAGGTTCAGCTGGTGGTGCAATGACTTCTGATTTAGATGCTATGGAAGTAAACTTCCTGTCTGAAAGATGTGTATGTACTATGGGTGCAAACAACTTTGTGATTTTCCAATCATAAACTAAATAATAAGGTAGGGGTCGCAACTTGCGACCTCAACCTTTTTTAATAATTAAATTATAATCAAATGAAAAAAAATGTATTGGTCAACAAGACCTATAAACTCACCAAAGATGCAGCGCCACTTTCTTTTATGCTGCCAACTAGAAACTCAAGAAGATATCCTTTAATGTACTTTGATGAAAGTACAGGAACTAACAGAGCTTTACGCTATGCACGAAACCAAAAAAGCCCATTTGAAGATGAGCAAGATGGTAATGCTATTGTAGAGCCAATTGTTTTTGAAGATGGATTTTTATCTGTCCCAAGAACAAACCAAATACTTCAAGAGTTCTTACATTATCACCCAATGAACGGAAGTAAGTTTGTTGAGGTTAATACTGAGAAAGATGCTAAGAAAGAAATGGATGCTTTAAACAGTAGAGTAGATGCTCTTATAGAAGCTAGACAGCTTGATATAGACCAGGTAGAGGCTTTAGCTAGGGTGTTATTTAACACAGATACATCTCGAACCACGTCAGCAGAGTTAAGAAGAGACATTCTTATATTTGCTGAACAAGAACCAGGTATGTTTTTAAAAGCCGTTAAAGACCCTGCATTAAAGCTTAACTCTAAAATAAAAGAGTTTTTTAATCACAGAGTGTTAATATTCAAGAACAACAAGAAAGACGTATACTTCAATACTGATAAGAACAAAAAGAGAATGCTTAATCTTCCCTTTGGGGAAGACCCTTACTATGTGATTGCAAGCTATCTTCAATCTGACGAGGGTATTGATGTTTTAAAGTTTCTTGAAAAAAACTTGGATAATAAAAAATAATTATTAATTTTGTAATCGGAACATTCATAATAATAATAGAGCTGATAACTCTAACCAACCAAGAAGAGGCTGCAGAAATGCAACCTCTTTTTTTTTGCTTATCTTTGTAGTAAATAAATTAACAGATGAGCATTATAAATTCAGTACGTGAAACTGTACTGTCAGTTCTTAATAAAAATAACTATGGGTACATTACTCCTAGTGATTTTAATTTATATGCCAAGCAAGCGCAGCTAGATATTTTTGAAGATTATTTCTATCAATATAATTATCAAGTAAATAAAGAGAATGCTAGGCAATCAGGAATTGGATTGGCAGATATTAAAAAAGTATACGACGAGGCAATTAATATATTTTCGGAACAAGAATTTCTTGAGCCAGTTTATATTAATGGTGCGAATGAAATAATTACATCCCCATCCGCAACATCTACTTATAGTGTTCCTACAACAGCTACAACAGGTTCTAATTATTATTTGATAAATAAAATTTTATTACTTACAAGATACTTAGTTGCTAACAGCACTAATACTTTAGTTAGTCCAAATGAATTAGTGGATAATACTAAAAACTTTTTTAGCTTAGGAGTTCAGCCTGGGGATGTTGTGGTTAATTTATCAACTGGACAAACAGCAAATATACGATACCTTACTTCATCTACAACAGATACATTGGTATTAGATAGTGATATTTTTCTTTCAGCACCAAGCAATTATACAATTCTTAGTACAAAACAAGGTTTAAATGAATGTGAAAAAGTAACTAATAAAAAAATTACACAACTAAACATGTCTAATTTGACTAAACCTACAGAGTTGTTCCCAGCTTATTCACAAAATAGTGAGGTAATACAAGTGTATCCTGAAAATTTTCAATGGGGTGCAAACGTAATAAACTCTGGTGAAACATCTGCTGGCAGAATATTATGTCAGTATATTAGATACCCTAGAGACCCTAAATGGACTTATGCTCAACTAGTTGGAGGTGAACCATCATTTAATCAATCGGATGCATTGTATCAAGATTTTGAGCTTCCTCTTGAAGATGAGCCTACATTAGTAAATAAAATATTACAATATGCAGGAATGTCTATTAGAGAAGTTCAAGCTATTCAGTTTGGGCAATCAATGGATATGAGAGAAGAACAAAAAGAAAAATAATGGCATACTTAACAGAATATCAATATTACGAAAACAACGGCAATGCTCCTGAAGACGCTAATTGGGGGTCATATCAATATGTAAGTTTATATGATATAGTCAATAACTTTATGTTGATGTATGCAGGAAATCATAGTTTGATTAACAATGAAGAGCGATACAGAATTTTGTTTCACGCAAAAAGAGCAATTCAAGAATTAAATTATGATGCCTTTAAAGAATTAAAAATATTAGAATTAGATGTATGTGATACTTTAAGATATGTACTACCTATAGATTATGTTAATTGGGTTAGAATATCCTTATATAAAGATGGCGTGCTTAGGCCTTTAACCGAAAATATTCAAACTAATTGGAGCAATGCCTATCTTCAAGATAATAATTGCAGAATATTATTTGACCATGATGGAAACATTTTAAAGCCGTCTACATCAACGATTGACTTACAAAGGATAGAGGGTACTAAAAAAAGTATTTACCTTAATCAGCAAAGCCCTTACAATAATAGAGAGGGGTATTGTGTGGATGGTGATTGGTATTTTGATTATGGTATCGGTGCTCAGTACGGATTAAACACAGAGACAGCAAACTTTAATCCTACATTTAAAATAAATAAAAAAGCTGGGGTTATAAACTTTAGTTCAGATATGGCAGGGGAGTTATGTATTCTTGAATACGTCTCTGATGGCATGGAGGGTGGTGATGACTCTCAAATCAGTGTAAATAAATTATTTGAAGAATATGTTTATGCTTACATTCAATTTGCTATATTAAATGCTAAGTTTGGTGTACAAGAATATGTTGTTGCTAGAGCAAGAAAAAGAAGCTCTGCGTTATTAAGAAACGCTAAGCTTAGAATTAGTAATATACATCCAGGACGTTTGATTCAAAACATCAGAGGTATGGATAAGTGGATAAAATAGAATGGCAGAGATTACTAGAAATTTTATTGCAGGGCGCATGAATAAAAGCGTTGATGAACGCTTACTCCCTAATGGCGAGTATATTGACGCACTTAATATTAGGCTGGGGTCTACTGAAGAATCTGAAGTTGGTTCGGTTGAAAATAGTAGAGGTAATCAGCAGTTAACAGCATTAGAGCATGAAGGAGTGCCTTTAAGCTCTCAGGCTAAATGTATTGGAGCTTATGAGGATGGGCAAAGAGAAACATTGTATTGGTTTGTACATGACCCAGCACACTCAGGAAAAGGTATAGTAGACTTAGTTGTATCATATAATGTGCAATTAAATTTATTAACGTATCATGTTGTGACAACTGGTTCAGGGCAAACAGTTTTAAATTTCAATGAAGATTATTTAATTACTGGAGTTAACAGAGTTGAGGATTTATTATTCTGGACTGATAACTACAACCAACCTAGATTTATAAACATTACTAGAAATTATAACTCAACCTCGCCTGATTTAGCAGAACAACTTTTAGTAATTAAAAAGCCACCAGTTGCAGCTCCATCATTTGAGCTAACAAATTTATCTGGTGAAGAAAATTTTATAGAAGAAAGATTTATAACATTTGCTTATAGATATAGATATGAAGATGGCGAGTATTCTGCTTTATCACAATTCACAGAACCAGCTTTTGTTCCTAAAGGATTTGATTATAAAATAGAATCAGGTTTGAATGAGGGAATGACAAACGCATTCAACAACGTTAAAGTTACTTATAACAGTGGAGGTCCTTTAGTGAAAGCTATAGAAGTTGTTTTTGCTGAAACCACATCAAGTATTATAAAGTCTATAGAGATATTTGATAAACAAAATCTTGGATATGCAGATAATACAGATTACAGTTTAGATTTCAGTAACAGCAAAATATATACTGTTTTAAACCCAACACAGTTAGTTAGGTTATTTGATAATGTTCCTTTAAAAGCTCAAGCTCAAACATTAATGGGCAATAGATTAATCTATGGTAATTATGTAGATGGTTATGACTTATTAGATTTAAACACTAACCCTATAAGGCTTGAGTATTTTTGTAGACTTTTATCCGAAGAAATTGGAGCTGAAACTATTGATGACCGAACTGATTCTTTTACGTATAATATTGATGGAAGTCAAAACATTGTAAATGCTGCGGTGTTTTTTGATTTTGATGATGTAGAGTTAAAAGCTGGCGCAGCGATTACTTTTGAAATACGATATACTCATTCTCAATTTTCTGGTCAAACCCCTTTTCCGTCTCAACAGTCTACAAATTTAGAACTAGACTTTACATATATATTGCCTATAGATTTTGGAAGTGCTTATGAATTATCACAAGACCCTTTATTTATACAGACAATAGGAACGGCAGCAAATATACTTCCAGTGTATGACCCTGTACCTGGAAATGAAACTTCATGTGACGGAACAACTATTACAGATGAATGGAATTGTTCTATTCCAAATACACTGGATTCATTGATAAAATTTGAAAGCGGTATTACCACGGCTGGCCAGCCTATAGAAGTAATTTCTAGCCCAGGTAGTTCTGAGATTGGTTTTGTTGTACCAGCGATGAGATTTGTAGATGATTTAACTACACCTACACAAAGTGTTTATGAATACTATACTGTTACTTTTGCTGAAGGTAGTTTTTTAGGTATTGGAAACCCAAAAAGCTTACATAGCGATAGAGATTATGAAGTAGGTATTGTTTATATGGACGAGTTTAATCGTTCATCAACAGCTCTTGTTAGTCCTAACAATACTGTTCACGTAGGTTGCTCGGCTGCATCTCTTCAAAATTCTATTGAAGTAAATATTCCCCCATCGCAACTAGCGCCATCTTGGGCTGACCGATATAAGCTTTGTATAAAGCCAGATTTTGAAGATTACAATACAGTTTATTCAAACATATTTTTTGATGAGGTAGGAACAGCAGCAACATACTTTTTATTAGAGGGTGAAAACTCTAGAAAGGTTGAAGAGGGGGATAGACTTAGGGTAAAGGCTGATACTGGTGGGCCGACTACAAGATGTCAGTATGCTACTGTTTTACAGAAAGAAGCTCAGACACAAGACTTTATGGACCCTCCACCAAAAGACTCTAATGGTACAGACATTCCTGTTCCAGCAGGTACTTATATGAAAATAATACCTAATGACTTTGAGGTGGTTCAAGGCGATTTACCGACAGTTTTATATGGCAATAGAGGTGATTGTGGTAGAAGAAGAAACGACCACCCAAGAGTAGCTTATCCAGTAAGCATTGAAGACCCAGATAACCCAGGACAATTTATTGATTACTCACTGCCTGCAGGCTCAAGAATAAATATATATGTAGACTTTAGAAGAAAAGGAACAGGGAATCGTGCTTGTGATGGAAGACGTTATACATTAGATTTAAAGCTAACAGCTTCACAGGATTATGATAGCTTTAAAGAATGGTGGGATGGAGATAACATCGCTTCTTTATTAGATAGTGGAGCGGTATCTGGAATTACAGGAGACCCTGATTGTCCAGCTCCTTACTATGCTAATTATTATAACCCTGCTATACAGACAGGTGTTGCAACAAATAATGCTTTAGCTGCTATGCCGCAAAACCGATGTGAATATCAGTGGCAGTTTTTACGAGCAACAAGTAACAATCAACTTTCTCTCGGATTAGTTGGAACTAACTCATGTTCTGGCGCTAAAAATTCAAGTAAAAGAAGAGCGTGTATTAATGCTAAGATAGAAGTTTTTAGAGCTGAGAATACATTGGTTTTTGAAACTGAACCACAAGATGCTACTCCAGATTTATGGTATGAATCTGCAGATGTATTTAGTATAGATAAATCAACAGGAAGACACAATGGTAATGTACAAAATCAAACAAGTACTCAGTCTGCTATTATATTAACAGACTTTTTCAATTGTTATTCTTTTGGTAATGGTGTAGAAAGTTATAGAATTAGAGATTCAATTGCAGGTAAAGAGTTTAGTTTAGGAGAAAGAACTACATCTACTTCTGAATTAGAGTTTAAGCAAGCGCATCGCTTTGCTGATTTAACTTATAGTGGTGTTTACAACAATGAAAGTAATGTAAACAAGTTAAACGAATTTAACTTAGGTTTACTAAATTTTAAACCTTGTGAAGATATATATGGTCCAATCGAGAAACTTCATGGAAGAGAAACCGACATATTAGTTTTACAAGAAGATAAAATTTCTTATGTTCTGGCTGGAAAGAACTTGTTAACCGACTCCACTGGGGGAGGTCAAGTTGCTTCTGTACCAGAGGTTTTAGGAACTCAGATAGCCAGAATAGAAGAGTATGGTATTTCAAGAAACCCTGAAAGCTTTTGTTCTTGGGGTTACAATAAATATTTTACTGACGCTAAGCGTGGTGCAGTAATTATGCTTACAGGTTCTGCAGGACAAAATGAACAGCTTACAGTAATTTCTGAAGCTGGTATGAGGTCTTGGTTTAGAGATAGATTTATTAATGGATTAAACACTCAAAAGCTAGGAGGGTATGACCCATATATGAATGAATATGTTTTAAGTGTTAATGAGGAAGATTTGCCTTCAGAAGAATCTTGCATTGCTTGTGGTATTGAAAGAACATTTACTTTTCCTGAAGATAAAACATTTAATTATTGTATAGATTTAGGAGAATTAGTAGGAAATACAGATATAGAAATATTCGCAAGTGACTCACAAGGTAGTACTATAAAGGTAGTTTATAATGGTGTAGATGTGTTGCCAACAACCACTATTAATAATGGAAGTTCTTCTTTTGTTTTTGATAAAAATATTGTTAGTGAATCTGAAGCTCAAGTTACTCTTACTGGTAAAAGCGGTGCTACTATAAAGGTAGCTATAAAGTGTCCTGTTGCTGAGATTATAACTGTGTATCAAGTTTGTATAACAAACGCTACTCACGTAGGCCAAACCATACACAATGAGTATAGATGGATAGACGGAACATATTTATCGCCACTACATTCTGAGCAGGTAACATTTATAGATGGCACTGATTTTATTATTATCAGTCAGTTTGATTCAGTAACCGCTCCGCAAGGAGCAGGAGTTATTCCTGCTGACAATGCTTCTGTTCAAGTAATTTGTCATAAAAGACCTGTTGATAATTTTGTTTTTCAGCCTACTCAAAATGAGTTATATGCCTTAAGAACTAACACCACATACGCAGCTACACCAGCTGGTATACTTTCTTTAATTTCTGCTGCAGGTACAGCTTTACCTTTAGATGTTTCTCTTGCGCCAGACCAATATATTGGAAACTATACAATGACTACAACAGGCTCAAACTTATATTTAGTATATGATTATAGACAACCAACGGAAGATGTGTTATGTTACGGAACAACAGACTTAAACGATGTGTGCTGTGACTGTACCGAACCACCAATACCATAATTAAAATAAATAGAATGGCAGTATCAGGAACATATTATTTAAACGGACCAGACTTGGCAACTTCAACGGCAATATTTGCCGATGAGGACATGAATGTTTGTGCAGCAGATGGATTATATTCAAACGGCTTAATAGTACGTGAATTACTTAATTGTGTTTTACTTCCTGCTCAACCTTGTCCGTCATGCGTTGCTCCATGTGGTCAAGTTGCTGGAGAATCTAGTAATGTAAACGGAACTTTCTTAGGTCAAGTTAATGCAGGGTCAGATTTGGGTGCTGTAATTATTTATTCTATTGTTGGAAGCAGTATACCAGATGGTGTATTAGTTACATACAATAATCAAACATATAATCAATTAACATATCTAGGAAATAATGCAGGGCCAGTTGGATTAAATACACCAGTTGGTCAGCCGACTTATTACGGAAGTAACGCTAATACTCCAGTATCTACAACTGGGCTTCCTGTGTACACTCTTCAAACAGACGGAACTTATATTAATACTGGGACAAATGCTCCTATAACTGTAAACACAAATCAACTTGATTTAAGAGGCGGTGGAACTAGGGTTTATACTCAGGTAATTCCAAAGAACTCAGCAACACAAACCAATATGAATATAGACTATTATGGTCCTATATTAAATACATTTTTTTCCTTTCAAGTAAGTTGCCCTGCTACTCTAGATAGTTTCCAAGCTTCAACTATTCAATCAGGTATTTCTTGTGCGCCAGCAACAGAAACCTATTACTTTGCGCAGAATGCAACCACTACGGCTCAGCCACCAATTGTATTTACACCTCAGACGCTTAGTGTCCCTGGTGTGGGTAATTATGTTTTTTTAGATGATGGCGCAGGAACATTAATAAATAACACAGGCACTAGTCAATACGTAATAATAAACAGCAGTACTTTCCTTGAGATACAATATGGTATTGTTATATCTACAGGTGCGTGCATTGAACCATAAGAACTAGTAAAATAAAAAAATGGCAGAAAATTATACATTAACATATAGCAGTTCAGCAAAAGGGTGGCCTTCTTTTTACTCTTATTTTCCAGAGTTTATAAAGGGTATGAATCAATTTTTATATACATTTAAAAATGGTAATTTATATCAACACAATGCACCTAGTGTTCCAAGAAATAATTTTTATGGAATACAAGGAAATTCCACATTGACTAGCGTTTTTAATGAGTCTGCTTTAGAGAATAAAAAATTTAAAACAATTGCTCTTGAAGCTGATGATGCATGGGAGGGTACATTTATAACTGATTTACAAACGACAGGTTTTATTAATGCAAGTTATTTTGAACAGAAAGAATCTGACTGGTTTGCATTTATTAGAAACAATACAGACTTACCTAGCAATACAGCTCAACTCCCTTTACGTTCACTTACAGGTATAGGGTTTAGTGATGATGTTGTAATTGGAGTTAATACAGCAACTATTACCTTTGTCCCTCCATCTAATATTGGTTCTATTTTGTCGAATGGAGATTTATTTTATTTTGGTGTAGAAACTTCACCTGGGTCTGGAGTTTACAATCCTAGCTTAGCTGGAGAGGTTACGTCATTAGTAAAACAAAACAACGGAACATCTATAGTAACTATTGATACAACAGTAGCAGGAAGTGTTGTAATACCAGGAGTTAATGAATACTTTTTGTTTATTAAAAATTCTATTGCAGAATCTCAAGGGGTCTTAGGTCACTACTGTGAATTTAAGTTAACCAATACTTCTACCTCTGCTACAGAACTATTTGCAGTAAAAAGCCAGGCATTCAAAAGTTTCCCTTAAAATTCATATCTTTGTAAAAGTTATGGGTATATTAAGTATTTTTAGGAAAAGGAAAAATAAACCAGAAAATATACTAGAATATGTCCATAAAAATAGAGGTCTTCTTTGGGAGAATATTAAAACATTCAAAGAGAACGTCTTAGTACATAATGGTTCAGTAAAGCACCACACTCCTGAGATGGAAAAGTTGATGCCAGTTACTCATCATTTGAAAGACGGACTATATACCAGAGAGATTTTTATGCCGAAAGGTACATTGGTTGTAAGTTTTATTCATAAACAAAACCACCCATCTTTTTTTTTAAAAGGTGAGATGTCAGTTTTATTAGATACTGGCGAGGTCAAAAGAATAAAAGCACCAATGAAAGTGATGACTGAGATAGGTACGCAACGAGTTGCTTATATACATGAAGATACAACTTGGGTGTGCGTATACAGAACAAACGCTAAAACAATTGAAGATGCTGAGGCAGAGGTTTATACGGAAGATTATAAAGAACTACCTGAGTATGTTATATTAAATAAAAAATTATTATGTCAGGAGCAATAGCAGGCTTAGTTATAACAGCAGGAACAACCACAATGAGTTTTATCAATGCTGGTAAACAAAGAAGAAAAGAAGAAGCAGCAGCAAGGTCTGCAGCATTAGCTATGGCTGAAGTAGAGAAAGAGCTAACAAAAAATGAAATGAAAGCTCTAGCAATACAACAAGAGCCATACGAACAAATGCAGGACACACTGGGTGCTCAGATTAAAACAGAGATGGCAGCCATTAGAGAGGGTGACCAGCGTGGCGTTTTAGGTGGCTCTCAAAGAGTTCAAGAGGGAGCGGTTCAGGCTTCTGGAGCAATCAGAACTGCTCAAGGTCAAGAAATGTCAGGACTAGCTAAATTAGTTGCCGATGAAGAAACTCGTAAAAGTGATATCAAAATGCAGATAAAACTTGGTGAAGCCGCTGGTGCTCAGCAAGCAGCAGCACAAGCAGCAGAGGCTAAAGCTCAACTTAACCAGCAAGCTTTAATGGGCCTAGGAAGCACTGCTTCTCAAGCACTTCAAATGGTTCCTACTTACGGAAAAAGCGCAGAAGCTAGAGATGTANNAGGAATGAANCGTGATTTNACCAAACAACAAAAGAAAGATTACATGGCAGGAACAGGACAGTTCGCTGGCCAAGGTCCTAAAACAGGAAGAGATTACAGACAGAATTTAAAGCCAATGATGGACCAAAACTTTCAACAAGCTGTAGGTGGTTTAAGTTATGATGCAAACACGTTTGGTGCTTTAGGAAATACGATGACTACAGACTCAAGCGGTAATCTTGTAACCACTCCTATATCTGATTTTCAGCAACTAGGAGGCTTACAAGGAGCAGAGTTTATAGACCTGTTAATGCAGATGACTCCAGGACAAAGAGCAATGTTAAAGCAGCAGTTAGGTTTTAATTAAAAAGATAATTAAATGAGTTATTACGGATACGTAAAAAGAGAAAACGCTGCTGGTGTTAACTGGCAGGAAGTAGGTGAAAACTTATCTAATGTTTTATTAGAAGCTGGAGCTGAAAGACAAGCTAAAAGAGATGCTTTTGATGAAGCAACTAAAGAATATCAAGACATTCTTAATAATGCTCCATCTGGAGATTTTAAAACAGCAAATGCCTTTGCATTAAACCATGCTGCAGATGCTGCACGCATGCGTTTAATTCAAGACAGACTTTTAAAGAATGGTGTAATGAAAGATAGAGATTACACTGTGGCTCGTCAGAACTTAACTGATGGGACTAAACAACTATTTGGTTTAGCTGAAGAATACCAGACTGAATATACAGAAAAAATGGCCAGATTAAAAGATGGTAAAAGCCAAGAACTAGAATCCTGGTTGATGGCTCAAATAGAGGGTCTTTCTAATCTTAAGAATGCTCAATCTTATATAAACTCAGAAGATGGAAGTGTAAGTATCGGTAAACTTATTGATGGTCCTAGTGGGACTAGAGTCTTGAGTAAAAATCCTAATGACTTCATGACTGTAAATCAGTTACGTAACAGATATAAAGAAAAGTACGATAAGTTTGATGTGTCAGGAACTATGACCATTGAAGCTGAGAGATTAGGAACTTTTATAGAAAGTGTAAGAGACGCTGGAGGTCCAGCTTATGCAGGTACTATAACTAAATTATTAGACCCAACTAAGCGTGGGACACTAGGCCCTAATGGCGAAAAAGCTGTAGATAGTTTTTTAACCATGGAAAGAGATATGATAAATGGTTATCTTGAGTCTAACCCATTAAATGCATTATCTGTTCTTACAAATTTAGTAGCTATCAATCCAGATACTGGACAACCATTTGAACCTACATTTGATAAGTACGAAGCTAGAGTAGACCCTAATAAAATATTAATTAGAGATGATGGTAGCGGTAGAATAGAACCTCTTCTTAATGACAAGCAAAAGAAGCTAGCTTTTGAAAGTGTTCAGACAAACTTTAGAAACAAAATAGATAGAGAGAAAACAATATCTACTTACGCCGAACCTAAAGAAAGCAAAGCTGAAATAGATAAAGGTACTAAAGAGGATAAGGATAAAAATGTTGTAAGCAATGTAGGTAAATTATACTTTGGTACTAATGAGGAAGTAAAAGAAGCTGAAGATTATTTAAGAAGTATTAATCCTAATATTCAGTCAATTGATAGAAATGCGGAGAGTGTTATTATTACATTTAATGATGGCAGAGCAGCAGAAACAATTACCTTTGAAAGTACACCTGGTGACTCAACAACTCTATTAGACCAGGGAGCTTGGATAACTTCAAGCGCAAACTTCTTCTTAGATGATAAGAGCAAGATTACAAATGTAAATGAAGTCTTAGGTAAATCAGGTGTTGATTTAACAAAAGACTTTAACAAAACATCAAAAGGATTTAGCGCAGGTGCTGTAGAGAGAGGGCAAACAATTCAAGAAGCTTATGAAGATTATCTTGACACAAAGATAGACGGAAGTAGATTTAGTTATACTACAGAGACAGGAATCGTTGATAACGCTAATGGAAAAATGGTAAAAGATTTTAAAGCTAGTATACCTGAAGGATTTGTATTGACAGAGGTTACAGGATACAGAGGAGCAACTAAAGATAGATTTGTTAAGATTAAGAAAACAGGTGGTCAATCACTTGAGGTTGATATTACTAAACCAGGATATGACAAGGTAATTAAAGACTTTATCTTAGACAATTCAACGACTGAGAAAGATATTAAGAGAATGGCTCTTACACCTGGTGTAACAAAGAAAAAGGTTAGAACACAAGTAAGGTCTACACGTGGAAGTGGTGAACTTGATTAATAAACATCTATGGACGAATTAAAAAAACTATATGATACTCTAGTAAGAGAGGGTTATTACACTAACTCTTACGAAGAATTTATACAGAAGTATAACGGAAGCGATGCGTACAAAGACCAAGTGTTTGGAGTGGTATCTAGAGATGGTTTATATACCAAAAGTAAAGAAGAGTTTTTGTTGAAGTACAAAAGTCCTGAGCTTAAAACAGAATCGCTTGTTGAAGATAAGGTTGAAGTAAAAAAAAAAGACGCTTCGGACTCAGATTCGGAAGTTGGTTTATTGGAGCGATTCAAGACTAAGTACAATATTCAAGAAGATGATGTTGATTTACGAGAGCAACCTCCAGTACAAGCGGTAGACCAAACAAGAGTTGCACAACCAAAGTTTAGAGACCCTGTTCAAGTAGCTCAAGAAAGAGAAGCTAAAGAGGCTTTTGATGCTCAGCGTAAGCTAGACATGGAAGCTTTTAAAACTCAAGAAAAGCTAGACCAAGAAGCTCAGTTAGAGCAGCAAAAAATAAACCAAACCTTACTACTACAAAGTGAACAGTTTCAAAATGATTTATCAATTGTTACTGCTGACCTTATCGCTCAAGATGAAGATGATGTTGTACCTGTTTTAAATAAAAAGTTTCAAAAGTATGGGTTTAGTTTTGAAAAAACTGGAATTGGTGATGCGTTGGTTGTCACTAATTTTGATGGTTCAGCCACAGAAACAATTGACCTCGACCCTTTCACTACAGATACAGAGATATTAGAATCTCAAAAGCTAAAAAACTTTTTATCACAACATGCTCTTGAAGAGTTTGAAACAAACGAAGCGTTAGACTTAGAGGGTAAGTCTTTAAAAGCCCAACAGCTTCGAAGAGTAGGACTAATAAATGCTGACGGAACTGCCTCTACTGTCTTGATGACATCTTATGAGGAAGATGGAAAGCATTATGCTATTCCAACTTTATTCCCAAAAAATCCTGAGTTTTACGGAACGAATCCTAATGACTGGATGAAGTTAGATTTTGAAGATGCAAAAAAAGTAGCAGAAGAAAGAGGTGAGGTTTTTCAGTTTGATACAGAAGAAGAAGCACAAAGATTTGCAGAGGGTGGGTGGAAAGACACGCACTCTACAGATGCCCTAGGTAAACAATTATATTCAGACACTGGTCTAAACTTTAAAACTGAGCAAGCAAAATATGACAAGTATCTACAGGTAAGAGATGAAATAGATTTTATAGAATCTCAGGTTGCAGATTTTGGAGATGATTTTATTGAAGAGCTAACACCAGAGCAAAAGAAACTTTATGGTGGGTTGTATGTTAATGGTATTTTAAGAGATGACACTGATGAGGTTCTAGCAGAGCTTAAAAAAATAGAAGCTGATTTATATTCTGAGGTTAACACCACAGAAAAGATAGACTTGAGAGAAAAATATGACCTGGCATTACAGAAAAAATATTCAGCATTAGCTAAAGATGCATCAATTGTAAACTATCAAGCCAAAGCTTTTGAGGAAGCGTTGGAAGTTGAAGCACTAGAAACTTTCGGTGTTGAACTAAAAAACTTAACAGACGTAAAGCCAGAGACAGAACGAGAAGCTGCATTACTAGATAGTTTTAAAGTTCAGTTCGCATCGCTCAATGCGGAGAAACAACATGCAGCAAACATATATGAATCAGCTAAGACTTTCTATAGTGCTAAGTATGACAAAAGTATTATGGGTGAGTTCGAGACAGGTCTGTCTGCAGCAGTAAATGAAATACGTAAAGGTCTTAATGATGGTAATGCCGCTGAAGTAATACTTCAGCTATCTACAGGTATGCCTTTTGATTTTCAATCATTAGACCTCGATAATCCAGAAGATAGAAAAAAAGCTGCTGAAATGATAGTGGCTTTTAAAACAAAGAACAGAGGTAAAAAAGATTCAAGAGCACTATCAAGATATTATAGAGCTAAAGGCTTTAGAGAAAGCTTAGATGCTTTTAGAAGAAATCCTGGAGAGCTAGCATTGTCCTTAGCCGCAAATTCTATAGCAATGATGTTGCCTTATGGAGTTGAAATAGTTACAGGTTCTACAGCGGCAGGCGCAGGAACAGGAGCAG